GATGGCGAGGTCGGTTATACCCTGCTGTACCTCCGGAGACTGTAGCCAATCGGCAAACGCCTTTAGTGGCCCTTCCACCAGGGGCAGAATGGCAGCGCCGACAGTCTCGAAGGCCTCACCCACCGAGTCCTGAATACGCATGAGTGTGCCGGCAGTGGACGAAGCGAACTCCTCCGCTTGCCCTGCCGTCGCCTCTCTTACCGCCTGTAACGCCTCCTCCTTTGTGGCGTTCTCATCTATGCGTATGCCCAATTTGCCGAGGGCGGCGTAGGACTCAGCGTCCGCCTTGAGTAAGAGCCGCGTTGCCTTTTCTAAGTCTATGTTGCCGAAGCGGGCGAGGTCTGAGGCAGTGGCCTGTAGCTCCATCGCCTCGCCCAGATCGCCCGTTTGCGTCACTAAGAGGTTGAGGCTTTCGCGCACCTCGTCATCGGTGAAGGCTAACTGCTGCTGTTTGCGTATGAACGCCTCTACGTCCGCCGCCGCGCCGTCGTAGGCCGCGCCTGAGTTCTCGACGGTACGCATGAGGCGGTTCATGTTCTGTTCGTCCTCACCTGCGTTCTTAGCCATCTCGAAGAGGGCCACACCCAGGCCCACCGCCAGCCCGCCCGCTACCAGCGCGCCCTTGCCCAGCAGTTCGAAGGTAGCGCCGAGCTTGCCGCCGTCCTTACTGGTACGCTTGGCGGCGTCGCCTACGTCGTCTATCTTCTTTCTGAGTTTGGTAGACTCGTCAATCGCATCGCCCGCGTCCATCGTGACGGGTATTTGCAATTCAGGTGAGCCGCCGCCGAAGATTGGCATCTTTCGTTTCTCCAAAAAGGGCGCGACTGGTGCGCGCCCTTAGTGCTTTTTCTGGTGTCGTGCCGCCTGTCTGTCACGTGCGGCACGCACTACTCGTGATGCGTGCCAGTCCACCAGTTCGGCGTATGCCACCTCTTGCTTTACTACGCGAGGTTCTATGGTGAACGCCTCCGCGTACTCGTAGACAAGCAGCTTGGCGTGGTCATACTCGAACGCCTCAGAGTTATCACCCTTCGGTATCAGGAAAGGATTTCTGCGCTTGCTTCACACCGTCCTCCCCCATCTTGTTGAGGCGCATTACCGCCCCTCCCAACTGGCGTAGGGGCTGGGTGGACATGTCATCACCCGAAAGAAGTTCTATATCCTCTATCGTGAAGGTGGGATCTATGCAGGAACGGGCGATAGCGTATTTGGCGGCGCGATCGAAGTCTATTTCACCGCCCTCGGTCTTGCGGGCCGCGTCCTGCACGCCCTGTATCTCTTTGGCGGACAATTCGCGGATGGTGACATCCATTTCCCACCGTTCAACGTGTACCACCTCGGTGCGTAAGCGTGACTTTTCGCGGAGGCGGTCTATCAGGCTTTGCCCGTTGCCGTTCTCTGAGTGTAGTTCCTCGTTTATTTTGTGGGCTGCGGTCTTGGTTGGCATGTCTACTCCTTATGCCTCCGCCCTGGTTAGCGCGCCGTTGCCCTCGAAGGAAGCCGAGAACTGTACAGCATCACCGATGGAGGCGGGCACCTCGTAAGAGGTGAGAATAGCCGCGCCCGTAAAGGTCGGGTTGGTAGGGCCTACCGACGCGCTATTCGCCTTGAAGATGGCGGTGTTGGAGGTATTGATTAGCGGGAACAGGATGGTGTCAGGTGTGGACGCGCCCGCTTCCCAGATGCCCGATACGTCAACCGACCAGTCCTTCAGGCCCGGTAAGCGTTCCATCCACGAGTCGCCCATCGTCGTAACGTCCGCCGTCTCGCCGTTGACGGTAAGCGTAATCTCTGTCAGGTACGCGCTTAACACCGTCGCCGCATAAGAAAAATAGCCGTCTTTTCCGTGGTACTTCGTCACTCTCTTGTCCTCCCTTTACTTGCGTGCTACCGCTATCGTGGTGGTTACAGCCGTCGCGCCGTCTATCGCGTTGAGGCGGGCGCGCAGGTACTGCTCAACAGCCGCCGTTGTAGTCTTTTGTTCCGAGCCTATTCCGGTGATGCCCGTAAAGGTAATCACATCGGCGTAGGCATCGCCTGCGTTATCCGAACTCTCCTGTATTTTCCATACCGCGTTAGGCGTGCCTGTTACTGCTGTGGTGTGCTGGTTCGCTACAAGGCCTGCGCTACTAGCCGCGCCGTTATTGACGACTGTGAAGTTGGCGGCTGCTGCTGCTGAGGCCTTCTCGTGCAGGAACACACCCGCGTAGATACCGCCGTTGGCGTCTACCGTTGCGGACCATGACACCGCATCGCCTATGGACGCGGCAGGCTCATAAGAGGTGGCTATACCCACAAGCACCTTAGCGGAGTTGCCTATGGTAGTACCGCCATAACCCACCGTCCACTGCACACCGTCCAGGCCCAGGTACGCGCTCATGCGCTCGTCAATGCTGCCTGTGCCCGCTTCCCATATACCTGAGAGGTCAAGCGAACCGTCCTTCATACCCGCTATGCGCTCTATCCACGAGTCGCCAAAGGTGGACACGTCCGCCGTCTCTGCTGAGACGCTTATGCTGGCCTCGTTGCAGTAAGTGGTTATGTCATAGCCGCCCGCGAATACTACAGTGTCTTTGCCGTGGTACTTCGTCACTGTGCGGCCTCCTCACCCTCTATAGGCGCGTCTGTGCTGCCCTGTGCGCCCTCATCTACCACCACGACGTATACAACGTCAGCCAGTGGTATGCCGCCATGCGCGCGTGACTTGTCCTTCTCCAGCGCGAGACGGCCCTTCTCTATGTGCCTTTTGGCTACTGAGGGCGGCAACGCGATAAGCGCATCCGTCTCATAACGCATACCGTCGTATTCCAGGCCGCAAGGGTGATCGGGTATGCAGGCATCCCAGCAGAGGACGCGGTATATTCTCGGCTCGTCTTTCTTGTCAGGCATTCGTGTACCTCTTAGGCCGCAGTCGCATTGGCGGCGCGTTCGTCCTGTACGTGTAGTACCCACTGAACAACGGGCGGTTGCCCTAACTCGCGGAAGGTGTCAAGGTTGTCGGCGGGCGTGGGCATGATGTCCGAGTTGAAGATCGTGTTACCTAGCTTCCAGTCGGGCGCGAACTTAGCGCGTACCCTGTCCACTATTGGGAGGGCGCGGGCTATGGCTAAGTCGGCGCTTGTGTTCTTACTGCCCAGCACGAACGTCAGGCGCACATCGTATTCGTCGAAGCCTACTCCTGAGACGCCCATGCCCGCGCGTGTCCAGTGGAAGCCGTGCGGCCCTGTAAGGACGAAGAGTGGGTAGTAGTCCTCTGAGTACGAACCTAGCTCCATCTCGTTAGGCATCCCTACCTTCGTGTTCACAACGCCCGTTATGGACGCAACCGAGGTTTGTATAGCGGCTATGGTGGAAACTATGCTCACTTACTTGCTTCCTGATTCCCACAGCGCGCCCGCGTTGATGGCGGACTTGAACGCCTTTATTGCCGCGTCCCTACCCTCTTTTAGCCCGCGCTCTATGTAGCCCTTATTGCGCGTTCTGGTGTTCTGGTAGCGGGCGTATACGATGGACGTGCCCACATACACGATGACGCGCGCCCCTGCCTCCTGTGGCTGCGTGGTTGCCCACGAACGCCTGAGCGTGCCTGTGCGGACGGGTGTAGCGCGCTGTATGCTTGCCTGTAGTGACAGGCCTGCGCGCATGAGGCCAGGACCTAGCACGCCTAGCATGGCAGGGCCGGTGAGAGGCCTGCCGCCCTTGAGGTCCATTGAGAGGCCTCTGCGCTTTGCCATTAGACGAAGCCTCCGTATGGCCCGCGCTTGAACGTCTTTACGGTGCTTACCACGTTAGCCGCCATGAGGCCCGTTGGCCCTGACACGGTGATCATCTGTAAGACTTCGGACATGTTTACCTGGCCCGTTTTGTACATGATTGCTGCCCAGTCAAGCACAGCGTTCTTTATGGCGGCTGGCCTATTGGCTGAGGAACAGTAGCCCCAGATGCCGGTTATGGCGAGTGCGCCGGGCAGGATGAGGTTATTGTGTTCTGAGAAGTAGTAGTGATCTTCCTGGTCATACGTCGGGTACTGGCCTCTGCCGAACTGTATTGAGGTGGCAGGGCCATTACCTCTGTTCAAGGGTAGAAGCTTGTAGTTGGCGGCTAATATGGTAGTGCTACCGCGTATGACTATGGGCGTGGTACTGGTGAGTAAGTCGTGGATCTCTATGGTGTCCGTATTGGTGATGTCGTCAAAGTAGCGCGTCACCGCCGCCGTTGCCGAGTACGCCTCTGTGCCTTCTACCACGAAGCGGCGCGTCTCCTGATCGAACAGGCGCGCCGCCGCGTCAAGCGCCATTTGCAAGCGCGCTGACACGTAGGTATCCGTCGTCTGGATGCCTACTCGCGGTAAGAGTTCGGCTACTGTGGCGTAGTCAGTTGCCATCGTTGGTTACTTCTTTCCGCCGCCCTTGTTCTGAGGTGGGACTACCAGCGCCTTGTTAGCCTGGGGCGCTGTGGCCTTCACCTCCTGGGGCGCTTCGATGTCCTCTACCACCTCAGTCTCTACAGGTTCGGCGGCGGGCGCGGCGGGTGTAGCATCCTTGATGATGCCGTAGCGTATGGCTACTTCCAGGGGGATGCTGCCGCCGGCGGCTACGATCTGCATCTTCTTGTCAGGGTCGTTACCGTATACGACCTCGCCTTTAGAGTTGAGGAACACGCCATCTGCGGAGTAGTATTCATTCGCCATTTCGTGCGTCTCCCTTCGTGCCCTCCTGGTGACGCGGGTTCTCACAGGCCCGCGTCACCAGGAGGGAGCGTCAGTTGTCTATTTCTACTGCCCCGACCATGTGCCGGTGTAGCCCATGACGTTCCAGTTAGCGGCCTTGCAGCACATGAGATGCACGGTCTCACCTACAGCGTCCGCCGCGATGTAGTCGTTGGCGGATTCGGGCACGCCCGAAGAGGGCAGAGAGATCGTCTCTCCCGACGCAGGCTCGATCTGGAGGATCTGCGCCGCGCCGATTGCGAAGTAGAAGTGGAGGCCGACAACGGCGGCGGGCAGGGTGATGGCGATAGTGCCGCTCGCGCCCGTGTTCGTATGGCAGGTTCCCGTCTCTGAGGCCAGGAGGGTATCGGCTGCGGTGTGCGCCTCTACCGTCACTAAGTATCTTGAAGCTAAAGGCATTTTCTTGTGTCTCCTTACGGCGTTACTATGCCCGCCGTTCTCAGCACGGCAAGTAAAGCATTGATTTCGGTCACTTCCAGCGCGGTCTGCGCATCTATCGCGTCGAGGCGCGCCTCTATCTCAGCGCGCAGCGTGACGAGGTAGGTCTGTACCGCCGCCTCATCCGCGAACGAGCCTGGTACGGCTGTGGTGGTCGTTCCTGCTACGTATGCGTCCAGGTCGGCTACTGCGCTGGTGGGGATAGCGGCGGCCAGGTCGTTCAGTTCAGTCGTGGCGAATGTCACCTCGCCTGCGTTCAGGTCTTCGCGGGCCGCGCCTGCTGTTGGGTTCTTGTAAGCCATTTTCTTTAGCCCTCCCTATTAGGCGGTGAGGTCCGTCTTGACGATGGCGGCGGGGCGCAGGAAGCCCAGCGCGATACGCATCTCAGCGAGGATCGCCACCAGGTTGCGGATGAAGAAGTCGCTGTGGCTGTTCGTCATGCTGATACTGGCCTGCTCGCGCTCCCACAGGACGATGGTGCGGAGGTCGCCCACGTAGGCGAAGCCTGTGGGTACGGCCTCGGAGGGGATAACGGGATAGCCCCACAAGCGGGGAGTGCCGAGGACCATTGGCCCACCGAAGTAGTATTTCGCCTCGTTGTCTTCGGTCAGGTCAATGGTTTCCCAGTCTGCCAGGGCGAACAGCCAGCCGTTGATGCGGGCGTGCGCCAGCTTCGCGGTTGTGATGGCCTTGCGGGTCGTCGTGAGGAGGTCGGTGGCGTAGGCTTGCGTGGAAATGCCGGAGAGGGCGGCAAGCTCGGTCATGATCTGGTCTTCCAACTCCTCTTCGAGGCCGTACACCAGGAAGTTGTTGACGTAGGTTCTGATCTGCCCAGCGTCACTGAGGGCCTGGTTGGAGATGGCGAGCCAGTGTGCGATCGTGCGGACGGTGGCCGTCACCTTCGCGAACACCATGTCGCTCTCAGGCTTCGCGCCCGTATCGCCGGCTGTGGCTGTGGCCTCTGCTACTGTGGCGGCTGCGTTGGTGTAAGAGGTAGCGCGGGCGTACTCGATAGCGTCAGAGTTCACCTGCCCGACCGTGATAACGTCCCTGATGGACAGTTCCCTGTAGGGAAGGGCTACGTCCGGCATGTAGGACGTGCGGATCATCGCGCCTGCGGAGGTATCGGAGAGGCCGGTGATGAGGGCCTTCTGGTGCAGGCCCTTGATGCCTGTGTTCAGGTCTACGCGCGGGGTGTTGATGCCCATGCCGTTCGGGACGTGCCTGCCAGCAAACTGGTCCAGGTAGGACTTGACGGCGGGGTTCTCGGTGAAGGTGTGGCCGAGGGACTGGGGGGCTTCCTGCTGGTTGGGGCGGTTGCCGTTACCGTGCCCCACGTTGTCAAC